TTTATTATGAGGACATTGACGTGGCTGCAGGAGATATGGTAAAGTTAGCGGCATCAGACGGTGACATTGACACGTCTGATCAGTTGTCTGTAGCATCGGCCTACGGCAAAGTATTTGTCGCCAATGGCACGAGCTTGAAGGTGGCCGATTTTCAGAACTCGAAGATCGCCACGGCGGATGTCGGTGCTAACCCACCCGACCGGGGCAACATATTGACTGGTGGCACCAGTGGTGCCAAAATGATCGTAGACTATATCACGGCGCTTACGGGTGCCTGTGTCCTGTACGGGTACCGCACCACCACCGCCACATTCACCACCGGCGAGACTGTCACTGGTACTGATGACGATGGTAACGCCATCAGCTTCGCCATGACCGCCGCCGCAGAGGTGGCCGCTCCGCATTGGTACGACTGGACCGTGTACGGCGGGGACACGACGTTGTTCGGGGATATGCCAGATCAGGCATACCTTGTTGGCGTATCGGGCGGGCGACTGATCCTATCCGGTGATAGAGAGTACCCACACCAGGCGCGAGCGTCGGGCTCCGGTAATCCGTGGGACTTCAACCTCAACCGTACCACCGCTGATAGACCGACAGCCATAGGCACTGGAAATGCAGGGGCTATCGGTGACGTAGTGCGGGCCATCATCCCGATCCGTGACGGGCAGCTGTTGTTCGGCTGTGCTACCTCGATGCACATGATGATTGATAACCCGGGGATGGGTGGTAGGCTGGTGGCAATTGATACCACTGTTGGCATATTTGATAGCACTAGTTGGTGTTTCGACGGCGATGGTAACACATGGTTCTGGGGCAGCGGCGGGCTACATATGATAGACCGTGGCGGTCTTACTGTCAGCACGGTGAACAAAGAGTCGCTTCCTGATCTCGTTGGCGATGTAGCTGCGGACCCATCAACGCACCGCATAACAATGGGATATGACCCAGCGCGTGTTGGTATCAAGATCTGTATCACCCTGCTGTCTGACGGCAGCAGCCAGGTATACTGGTACGACCTGCGGGCCCAAGGCTTCTTCTATGACACCGATGCCTCATCGGACCATGGCGTGTATAGCCAGTTCTACTATGCTGCAAACGATACCACGCTGTCTGGGCTCATCGGCGGGTGTAAAGATGGGTACCTACGTGTAGATGATAGCTCTGTGACCAATGACGACGCAGTGGCTATTGACAGCTTCGTAGATTATGGCCCCCTCCCTCTGGGCCCCGATGGCCGGAACGGCTCGCTATCGTCTATTGATGTGGTGCTGTCCGGCGGCATATCAGGTGGCTCAGAGGATAATTCTGATGACGCCTATATGTATGTGTGGGCAGAGGACACAGCAGGAGAGCTATTTGAGAAGCTGATAGCCGGTACCGCGTACAAGCTGTCACTGACATTCAGCGGCCCCGGCCGGAGCCGTGGTAGCAAGCGTAGACGCGGTGTGCGTGGTGCCTATGCCGGTGTTAGGGTTGGCAACAGCACAGTAAGCGAAACATGGGGCTTCGAGAAGATGCTCCTCGAACAAGGGGCACCGGGTAGGAGATTAAGATAATGGCCGGAATACATGACACACCAGCTGCTGCACTCAGTCTATACCATGGTGGCGATCGATCAACACGTAAAAGAGGCCCTGGGCGGAACACGGCACCGAGTGGTACGCCCGCCAGTGTCGCGGACCCGTTCAAGCAGGCCCTTGACACCCTCTCAGGTGCAGGCAGCGACGTTGAGAAAATGTACCAGACTGGTAAGCGTAGAACCATGAGCAACATTGCAATGCAGTCTGTCAACGCTGGCATGGCGAACACGCTCAACATGCCCGCCGCCGAACTCGCATATGAGAATGAAGTACGGCCCGGTACGAATGTAGGCATTGCACAGGCCAAGGCAGGCGTGCTACAGAATCTTGGGCAGACGGCCGCAGGTATTTATGGTACCCAGGTTGGTGCATCCACGGCAAGGCACGGTATTGACGTCGGCAGTCAGACCTCGCTACAGACAGCACAGATGGGCGCTGATACGGCTGTCCATGGCCAGGCACTGCAGTTTGCGTCCAACCAGGCAAACCAATCGTTGCAGCGGTACATTGCTGAGCTTAGCAACCGCCCGCAAATTGGTGGCTCCACCAACACGCAGCCGGTGCCGATAATGGGGACGCCCCGCACATGAGCGATCTGAACAATACATTCAATATCCCGGCACCTGGTTCACCCAGGTTCGAGAGTGACACAATACGCGCGTTGGGCAAGATACGCGACTCGTTGGGGGTGGGGTCTGACCCATCGTTCGGCAGTATAGAATTGCAGGACGCCACGGCCAGTCGCCTCGTTGCTACCGATGCTGATAAGAAGCTGTCTAGCTCAGACCTATTCGCGTGGGTAGCAGGAACAGCTAATGAAATCAATGTAGCCGATGACGGTGACGGGACTGTTACTATTGGTATCGTTGACCCCCTTGTAGTTGGTAAAGGGGGGACCGGGGTTGCAACGCTGACGGACCACGGTATTCTGCTAGGTTCCGGCACCGGGGCCGTGACACCGTTGGGTGCCGCTACAAATGGGCAAATCCCCATTGGTAGTACTGGGGCTGATCCGGTTCTTGCTACACTCACTGGAACTGCTAATCAAATTGCTGTAGCTAATGCTGCGGGTAGCATAACACTGTCAGTGGGTGCAGGCCTAAGCGATATTGCGGCATTGACACCGAGTGACAGTGTGTTCATAGCCGGCGACGGTTCCAACTGGGTAGCCGAGTCAGGGAATACAGCCCGAACTTCTCTTGGACTAGGGACGGGGGATGCTCCTACTTTTGCCGATCTTATTGTTACGAACCGACTACTCATTGATTCTTCCAGTTTCATAGTTAACTTGGGATACCTCGCCGGGGGCAATACTACTGGTATCAGGAATGTTAATCTCGGGGCTTATGCCGGAGTCGATTTAACTACTGGGGCGAAGAACACCAATATCGGCTACTATGCTGGTTACGGGCTTACGGGCGGCATCGCGAACACTGGCAGCTACAACGTGTACCTAGGCCACAGCACCGGGCCTTACAACACTACAGGGTCGTACAACGTAGCCGTCGGCGGGAATACTTTCAACATGAATACCGAGGGTTCTTACAATACAGTTATCGGGGGATCAGCAGGATTTTTCAGTACGACTGGGGCTCGTAATATCTTTATCGGCAACCAAGCTGGAAGCCGACAAACAACGGCCAGCAATATCCTTTTAATCGACAACCGAGACCGCTCTAGTGCTGCCAACGAACTAACTAGGGCTCTGCTCTACGGGGTGTTCGATGCTGATCCAGCAAATCAGTCTCTTCGGATCAATGGAGAAATACTCGGATCAGTGGGGGCAAAGATTGGGGACGGTGGTACGACTAATTACACTACTATCTCCGGTACCGGGGATTTGTCCTTTGCTGGTTCGGCCGGTTTTTACCCCCGGCGTATTACTCAGAGTGCAGAGCCAGCCAATGGAACCGGGGCCACACAGATAGACGTAGGTGAGCTTAGTGTGTGGCGTGACCCTGATGACAATAAAACATATTTGATGTATAACGACACGGATGAAGGCGTACGCAAAGTGGAGATGACATAATGCCGCAAGGACTACCTTTCACGTCACTACCTGCATTCGGAGAAGTTGGCGGGCCCGCGTTTCAAAGAACTGATGCACAGGGTAATATACTCGAACAAGCCGGAGTAATGATACGTGACCCTGAAACGGGCATGGCCGAGCCCTTCCATGGGGCCATCGGCAAGAGCACAAGTACTGCTCAGAGTGCTTCACCGGGCACACCCACTGCCAACCCCGTAGAACTCGCTGACTGGCAGGGTGAACAGGCCCTTGGCCAGCTGTCCGCGTTCGATAAGCAGCTGGAGGCAGTCAAGGTCCCAGTACAGCATGCACTCGATACATCGTACAAGCAGTATCAGGTCGACATCGAGACTATCCGCAACTCTGGCATGGAGCAAGACCAGCAGCGACAGCGGCTTGGGCAGCTGAACGCCAACTACAAAAAGAAGTGGATCACAATCCAGAGCAAGGTCGAGCCACAGGTACAGGCCATCACGCAGCAGAAGGCAGCTGCCAGGCAGCAGATCGTGCTCCAGCAGGCCCTGCGTATGAAGGAGATCCAGACGTACGCGAAGATGGCTGAGGATGGCCTCATCAACGCAGATGCCGCAAAGTCACTGCAGTACAAGACACTCGGATACGAGGTGCCAGTGACGGCGTTCAGACCGCCCAAGTCACAGAGTCCATACCAGGTGGTTCAACGTAATCGGCAGGTGATATCCTCCCTTGATAGTATGCTCGGACAGTACAAAGTCAAGCCCGCGAAAGACCACCCGTGGTCAAGGTGGGACAGACCATCTGAACTCCTGATCCTCAAGCCACGAGCCGAGTGGGCAGGGTCAAAGCCCACCGATAAGGACTACCGTACTGCTACCCCGGACGAGGCTGCACAGTATGACTGGGCCACCAGTACGCAGGACAGAGTTCGTGCCGAATCGCGTGCTGCTACCGATCAACTTGTGGGTAGGAGAGTGGCAGACCTATCCGGTACTGCAAGCTCTATGGTGCGTGATATCAACATGGCCCGTCCGCGCGGGGGTGATCGTAAGTTGACGGACACCGAAGTCGATGGCATGCTGGCCGAGGCAGGTGGTGACCCCAAGAGGGCCGAGGCTATCGCTCGTGCTAGGGGGTATGACTTCTGATGCGTACACAACTTGGTATCATCGAATCGGGGCTGGCAGTTATAATGCTGATCACGGCCCTCGCAATCTACATCCTTGCCGCCGCGAGTATCATCTAGGGGGACTGACATGGCAAGCATATTTGAGCAGCGTGCAAAACAGGTCCAGGGCAGCGGCAGTGTATTCGAGAAGCGGGCCAAGCTGGCGTCCGCCATCAGCGGTGCACTTGCTGATCAGGCCGCAGGCACCCCTGCACCGCAGGGGCCTACTGCCGACTTCGCGGTACCCGACAGCATGACCCCACCAGAACAGCGGGCTATGCCGTCGATACGTAAGGCCCTCGCTGCCATTGATCCGCAGAAGCCTGAGCCACAGGGTACGTTACGCGGTGACCTATACCATGCCATTGGTCGCGGTGGTATCAGGGCCATGGCTGCTGCCCCTGGAGCCCTGGCCTCGCTGATGGAGGCTGGCGAGAAAGCCCCTGGCGGCTGGGGGGACTGGGGCATCCCTGGTACATCTGGTGAGCGGGCCAAAACAATAATGAGCCTACGTGCCAAGGCCCGCGACATCTACAAGCTGTCTGATGCTGAGTCATTGCGCGCAAAGCGTGGCGGGGCCACTGGTATGCTCGTCAACCTGGTCGGTGAGACCATCCCGCAGTTTGGTGTATCCGCTGTAGCGGCTCTGCTCGGTGGACCCGCCGGTGTCGTGGCGGTATCCGCTGCCATGGGCGGTGAGGAAGTGTACCAGAACCTTATCGACCTTGGTGTGGACCCCGATAAGGCTAATGCCGCCCGATGGGTAACTGGCCCGATCATCGGTCTGGTGGAGAAGTTGCAGATCGACGGCGTGCTCCGCATCGGGAATAAGGCGGCCGTTAAGCGACTGGTTCAGGCCGCCCGGGAGCGTGCCTTCAAGAAGATGGCAGCGGCCGGTGTCGACATCACATTCGACCATGCCATGAAGGCCGCTGGTGAGGGCCTGCAGGAAGTGCTACAAGAGGGCATCGGTATTGGGGCTGAGGTTGCACTGGCGCGGGACTTCGACCCCAAGGCTGATCTGATCCGCCTTGGCTCCGCGTTTATCGGCGGTGCCATTGTCAGTGAAGGCCTCGGTGCGGGTATGTCCATGGCCCGTGGTGGTTCTTCGGTCCTGTCTGAGGTCCAGAACCAGGACGATGTTGCTACAATGGATGAAACCATCTCCAGGCGCGGCGAGCTTGAACCCCCAAGTGTAGACGAGCCAGTCCAGCCTGCGACCCCCGAGATGGGTTCCTATACCCCAACAGTTCAGACAAGATCCGGTGGTATACCTGTGGATGAGGGCCCCGCAGCCCCAGGAGCGGCACCGGAGGCCCCCGGGCCAGAGATCGTCGCTCCAGCGGCGGCTGAGGAGCCGCTCGTACAGCCAGAGCCTGCCAATGAAGCAGCACAGGAGGACCCGGCGGGTAGGCCATATATGTCCCCCCGGAACGCGGACATGGAAACCCGCGCCGGGTGGATGGGCAATCCCCCGGTACCCGAGCAGATCCCCGCTGGCACCCTGGCACAGCGTCGACAGGCAGCCATCGACGGCGGGTACGACAAGCGAGCCGGTCGCATAGCGAAGGATATCCTTGAGAACCCAAGACCGGCCAAGGCTGAGGAGACCCATGGCCTGGATATACGGGCTGAGCAGGTAGAGAGCGAGCACGCCGCCCTTGCAGAGCAATTGGACGCGATGCAAGACGGTAGCCCCGAACAGGCGGATGCCCTTGAGCTTATGGGTAAGCTGGAGGAGGAACACGCCGTAATCGCAAAGGTATTGCGGTGGGCGGGCACCGAGTGGAGCGCAGCGGGCTTTGCCAGGCAGCATCGGCTGGGCGATAACTCGAACACACCGAACGTGCTGGGCCGTGCAGCCAAGGCGGCGGGCAAAGCAATCACGCCCAAGGCAAAGGCCAGCCTCACAGAGGGGGCCAGGAAGGTGCGGAAAAAACGCAAGCAGGCTGGTAGGTCGTTGACCCGCGACACGGACAACGCGGCGAAGCGGGCCGTGAAGCGTGCGTCTAAACTAGGCCGGTACGCCAAGATGACTACTGAGGAACTTGACGCTGAGCTTGCTGATCTGCTGTCCCGCGAGCGTACACCGCTGATCATCCATGATATTGTGTTGAATATTGCAGCCCGCACACCGGATGCTGATCTTGAGACTGTGACCCATGCCGCGTTGCAGCATCTGCCCGGCCTGGAGCGTAGTGATATCACTGAGGCAATTGTACAGACCTCGCAGCGTAAGGCACAGAACTCCGATGCAATGACTGAGTATCTGCGAGCGCTTCGACGCAAGTATCGGAAAGTGAAACAGCTGCGTACTGATATTGCTGACGTTCTATACTGGATGGAACAGGGGCGGATGCCTGATGGGGTTGAACCCACTGTTGGGTTGACGGACAACGTGATTCAGAAACTGGAAGCCGTGCTCGATCAGTTGAAGAAACTACAGCAGAACAGTGAGCCTGCTGAGCAGCAAAGACTTGAACGTAGGATCGCTTTTTTGAAAGGTCGCCTGGCAGCCAAAGACTTCGATACAAAAAAGGCCGTCAACAACTACAAGCCCAGCCGTCGAACATTACAGCTGCAGTATGAAGCTGCCCAGCTGGACGCGGCTGTCGCCAGGGAGATCTACAAACAGAAGGAGATCCCGTGGTGGAAGACTGTTTGGGGTGAGTCGCTGCGTACAGTGATGGCCCTCAAGTCATCGTTCGACCTCAGTGCTCTTGGTAATCAGGGCGGCTGGGTATTGCTGAGTCACCCGGTGCGTGCCCTCAAGACCATGCCTAGAGTGCTGCGTGCAGCTGCATCAGACAAGACTGCCTATGAGATCAATGAGGGGATTAAGGGCAGACCCAACGCCCCATACTATTTTCGTGATGGCCTTGAGCTTACGGAGACGGCTGATGCTGGCAACTTCACGGAGCGTGAAGAGATGTTCCGATCGGAGTGGGTCACCCGCATACCAGTCATCGGCCGGGGTGTGGCTGCATCCAACCGTGCGTTTGCCACGACGCTGAATCTATTACGCGCCGACTCATACGATTCGATGGCTAGTGCTTTCGCGGATGAGGGCGGGCCCACTGAGGTGGAGGGTCGGGCCATAGCTGAGTTCGTCAACATGGCGACGGGGCGTGGTAACGTGCGGGGTGCTGGAGCCAAGAGGATCATGCACAGTATGAACGGCATCTTCTGGGCACCGCGCCGGGCGCTGAGCCGGTTCCAGATGCTGGCCACGCTGGGTGGACAGTTGGAGTTAGGGTCTGCCCGGCAGGAGGGGCAGTGGAAACGCAGCCCGATCCACTTGCGGGGATCACGCCGTGTTCGCAGGATGTTCGCAAAAGAATTGGCCCGGTATCTTGCAGGTTTGGCTACGGTATACTTCCTTGGAGAGTTGGCTGGCGGTGAGGTAACATTTGACACTAGGTCGTCTGACTGCGGTAAAATCCGTTTCGGCAACACCAGGCTTGATCCGCTATCCGGCATGTCACAGACATTGACTTTTGTTGGTCGCAACATAACGCATGAGCGAAAAGACCAGGCCGGGAACATCACGCCGCTATCCGGCTATGACATGGAGCGCACATGGGCCAGGTTCCTCAAGAACAAGGTGTCCCCCGGGTTTACTGTTGCATGGGCGGGGTTCACTGGCGATACGCCGTTTGATGGGCCTACCACACCATGGTGGTTGATGAAGGAAGCAGTGACACCCATATCAGTTGATGACATCTATGAGGTCATGCAGGATCAGGGAGTGCCGCGTGGTACTATACTGTCTATGCTGGGGGTTCTTGGGATCGGAGTACAGGTGTACGGTGAGAGCACGTCATCGGCATCCGTGCCGAGGAGAGGTGCATTATGAGCGAGAAACCGGAGCTACTTATCAGGGTGGATGAACGCACGGAGCGATTGGAGAAGTGGGTGGAGATGCACACATCACACCACAGCCGGTTATCCATGGCCTTTGTGTCAACGGCTATCTCCATCATCCTGGCCCAAGCGGGGATGATATTTGCACTCATCAAGCTGGCGGGTGCTTAGGAGTTCTCCCGAATAAAGTCATCCAACCAGGCCCGCCGCGTGAAGGTTCCCCCGCCGTACAAGCGTGGCCTGGTTATTGTCCTTATAGCCCCGGACCGGACATAGCGTCTGATCCGGGGCTTCTTCAATAGTGTCCCTGTCACCCGGTACAGGTAATCCTGTATACCGTCGATGGTGACAACGTCGTCATACGGTAGTGATCGTTTAGGCATCCTCTTCACCCACCCGATAGAACTGGTGCGGGTCGCCAGTAACGGGATCTAATGTCACTGCAACCTGGTACACCTTACCACCGCGCGATGTAGCGGTGATAAACCACCTATTCCCCGCCCGATCATACCGGGACCTGGGCCCACTGCTGTGGTTGTTCAAGGCGTCGTGGAGCACACGGTCATGCTGGCAGTGCTCTCGCAGCCAGTCCAGTACCTGGTAGTCGGCGTGGATCATCTTTGCAACTCCATAGTCTTGACATCCACGCGGCGGCTGGCGCAGTAGTCGGCGAGGTGTACAGTTTCACGCACCTGGTTGGCACGCCACTCACCTGACTCCGGCGGCGACGATTTCCAGTTCGGACACGTCCACCTGCCCATATGATATGCGATGCCGTCGAGCACCATGCCTAGTAGCTCCGGTACGTCCGCGCCAGGCGGGAACTTCCGCATCAGGATCTCCGAGGCCAACACTGTACCGTGGATATTGACGCAGTTCTTCACAGTGGCCTGGCCATTCACCAATTTGCCCCCGTTCTTCTTGAGGTCATGCAGAATCAACGCCGCGATCACGACGTCATGCTCGTCCTGACGCCAGTCCTCGGTGCGCATCAGTTCAATGCCCCACCACACAGCCAGCTTAGTGTGGCGGATAAGACCGCCGTCACCGAGTGACACCTGTGGGTGGTAGCGGCCTGACGTGGAGGCCGCGCACGTCCAGAAATAGTCTGGAGCCATGGTGTTGATGACGTCGATCACGAAGTCACGGATGGTGCTATTCTTGATCAGGCTTAACTCTTCTCTGAATACTACTGTTGCCTCTGGCATTCTACGTCCTCCCATAAATGTTTCCAAGTCCGATGCTGTACAATATCGGTAGCACAGCTGCGGGATACGTTGTATGCTTTCGCAAGGTGTGTAATGGTTAAATGGCGCGTATGGCCCACTTGTTCAATTTCTCTAGCCTCACCATCTGTTAACTTGGCGAGTGGGTGATTTTCGCCTTTACGGCGCAATCCCGGGTGTGTCCCGTGCCCCACAGCGTCTAAGTGGTTGTTAGACCTTGTATCCCACCGTAGATTGTCAACCCTGTTATCTAGCCGGTCACCGTTGTTGTGACAACACTCCGTACCCTCGGGACAGGGTCCGACGAAGGCTTCCAAGACTAGGCGGTGTATAAGACGCCAGTTGTGCTTACCTGCACAGCATAAATCCACTCGCAAATATCCGGCATGCGCTTGCGGGGACAACCACCTACCCCTGCGAGCATTCCTCCTAGGCTCACTCCACACTCTACCATCGCGGGTGATGGAGTATCCAGGGTACCCTGGTATTGGTCTCATCCGACATCCCCCAAGTGTAGCACGCCGCCATATCGCGACTTGAGCTCGGATAGGTTCGCCACACGTACGGGGTCATCCGCATCTAGGCACAGCACTGTAGCAGCCGCTGATCGGGCCTCAATCATTAGGTCAAAATCTTCAACCATGTTTGCTATCCTGAAATTCGGGAGACCGTGCTGCTCCGTGCTTATTAGGCTCCCCGGGCCACGCATCTTGAGGTCTTGTTCAGCTAGTAAAAACCCATCGTTGGTCTGCTCCATTGCCTTGAGCCGGGCCCGCCCCTCACCGTTCTCGGTATCAGAGAGGAGGAAGCAGTACGATTGCTTGTCACTGCGCCCCACGCGGCCACGCAACTGATGGAGGGTGGCGAGGCCAAAGCGCTCTGCCCCCTCCACGACCATCACCGTAGCGTTGGGGTTGTCGACGCCTACCTCGATAACCGTGGTGGCTACCAGTATCTGGAACGTCTCGGCCTTGAAGTCGTCAGCGACCCGCTTCTTATCTGCCGGGTGCATCTGGCCATGTAGCATGCCGACACCCGCACTAGGGTATCTACTTCGATACTCCTCGACAACTTCCTCAACTGCCCGCATCTCGTCATCAAGGGCCTCGATACGTGGGCAGACGACGTAGACTTGGTTGTCGTGCTCAAGTTCGTATTCAACACGGGCGTGGATATCCACCACGTCGCTTACCCACTCTGTATATACGGGCAACCGTCCCGGCGGCATTGTCTTGATCACGCTCACATCCAGGTCACCGAACGCGGTCATTGCAATGGTGCGGGGGATCGGCGTAGCCGACATAAGGAGTACGTGAGGGTTGCCGTGCTTACGCAGGGCCGCACGTTGCTCGACGCCGAATTTATGTTGCTCATCAATGATGGCTAAGCCAAGGTTGCAAAGCTGTAACCCGTCACTGAGTATCGCAGTGGTCCCTATAACAACATCAGGGTCACCCGCTACCCGTTTATCCGGGCCTACCGAAACCTTGGTGAGCCCGCCCTGAACCAGGCGGCACCTCATCCCCGCCGCATCAAAGAACCCCTTGATCGACCGATAGTGTTGCTCCGCGAGCACCTGTGTGGGGCACAGGATGGCAGTCTGCCCGCTGTTGCAAGCCATCAGCATGGCAGCGTAGGCGGCAACAGCTGTCTTGCCTGATCCGACGTCCCCTTGCAGTAGGCGGTTCATGGAGCCACGCTGGCACATATCAATTAGTACCTGTCTGGTGGCCCCCAGTTGATCTGGTGTAAAATCAAACGGGAAATACCGTTCCGGGTCCTGCATCATCGGCACACACTTCACGTTCGTCGGCTCCAACTCTCGCCGCTGCTTCCGCACGGCCAGGGCCAGCTGCATGTAGAACAACTCGCAGTACTTCTCGTGCTGCACTGCCCTGTCATACTCTGCCTGATCAGCCGGATTGTGTAGGGCCCGTACAGTGTCGTCAGCTAGGTGCAGCGTCAACTTAACAAACCGGCTGATCTCCCTGCTCGTGATACCGCTGGTCACCGGGTATGTCACCATGCGTAGGTCAGACAGGTTGGGCTCGCCTTTCATCGGCAGCGTGCGGAACTCTGGGTTGACGAGCCCCCCAGGGGCTACGGTACCCGTGGCCATGATGCGGATGTTCTTATGGAGTTTAGCGTGCAGGTAGGCTGCATTGTACCATGTGATAGAGATGATGCCGCCCAGGTCGCTGTTGAGTATGCCATCAAACTTACCACTATACTGCCCCTGCACATAGCTAAGTGTACCCACCACAGTCACCTGGTCACCATACCCTATGGTAGCCAGCGGGACAGGCTCCGGCGCAAACTCCACCCGCGTGGGGTAGTGACTCTGCAGGTCCTTCACGGTTTCTATTCCGAGCCGCTTGAGGGCTTTGGCTTTTCTAGGGCCAACACCAGTAAGGCCAGCCACGGGTGATTTAAGAGTTAATTGTGTAGATGTCCCCATCGTTCTCCCCGTAGTATCTTCCCGATTGTCTCCCGGCGTACTCCGGTTAGTCTAGCCAGGACATATTGTGATACTCTGTATTTTTCCCTAGCGTCACGCACTGCACGTACCTGTACGGCAGTGAGAGTAGCCCGCCCATTCTGCTCACCTTGTGCTCGTTGGATCCTGCTACCTGCCAATGGGCACGTCCCATGCTTAACAGCATCTTTCATATTATTAGAGTGAGTATCCCACCTCAAATTCTCAATTCTGTTATCAGCAGGATTACCATTGTTGTGGCAACACTCCATACCATCAGGGCGGGGACCTACGAATGCTTCAAGAACTAGACGGTGGATATACCGATTACACCTTACACCATAGCGGCGGAGGCATACGAACAGGTGCCCGCTATCTATACGCTTGGGTTTAAGGTATCGGTTCGACAGGGCGGACCACACGCGACCATCCGTGGTCACGTAGTAATCCTTAAAACCTGGTGCTCGGCAGTCATCTGGTGTAACCATCTAGCAGTACCTCACGCATTCTTGGCCGCAGTAACAGCGGCGGCTGTGTCCTTGGACTGTGACTGCAGGAAGGACTTTAGGAACTCCACGGCCTCCAGTCTACTGGGTTCACCAGACTTCTTACAGGCTGTCTTGAACTGCTGAACGCCTTTGACAACCTCGACAAACTGCTTCTCCTTCTCACCAAGCTCGACGCCGACCTCAGCCAGTGCAGTATCCACTTCACCCTGCTCCCAGTCACCCGGTCGCTTACGCAGCAGGCCAATCACACCACCAGCTGACAGGCCGAACACGCCTAAGCCCGCAGCGAGCAGACCAGAGGTTGGGTCGAAGATGGCTGCTTCCATAGCGACCGCCTCATTGACGCTGCGCTCCATGATGCCTTGTAAGATGCTGGCATCAAGCTGCTCTGTCTGCATCATGTGGTCGATGACAAGCATGTTGACCTCGTGGGCCGCGAGCACCTGTACCTTGAGCTTTCTGACCTTGTAGAGGTTGGCATAGCCGCCGTAGTCATTGGGCTCAGCAAGCCCGGCTTCCACGACGTAGTCGACGGCCTGTTGATCAATGGACGCGGGTGTCACGTATTCAGACAGGGCGGCACACCCGACGCCCAGGGCCATGGCAGCCACGATGACTACCAACAATAGTGTCGTTACGATCTTGCGTATCATGCGATCTCCTCACTTGAACTACATTTCAATAAAACAATCACTGCCACAGTTGGGGCACACCTTGTAGCCTTCGTCATCCACATCGGGGTACGCAAACTCTTGTGAACAATCAAGGCACTCATACATAACGCTCCCCTAACAAAGGTACTGTTCCATAGCACTAGGCAGGATCTGCAAGCCCTCGTATATATACTCACGCTTACCCACATTCATAACCCGCTTACGTGCCAACGGGTGCGGCAGACCCTGCAGCTTCATACCAAACGCGATGCGGCTGAGGTTGCTGCGGGTGCCCGTCGCAGTACACCAAGCCAGCCACACCTCGTACAGGGTGTTGCAGTTGGTCTGGTGTTGGAAGAACTCGGCGCCAGCGTATCGCTTACAGCACTCACTGATCATCAGGCCGATGGGGTTGGTGAGTTCAGCTATGCCGTCGAGGTGTCTGCGTGACGCGTCGGGCAGTGTGAACTCATCGTTCTCCAGTAGACGCCGCAGGCCTTCTATGGCCCACAACGCTATACCCGGCAACTCTGTCATCAGCTTGCTGTCCAGCGTGCGATCAGGCCTGTTGAGCCTGTAGTTGTTCGAGAAGTACAATAGGTTGGTACGGCCAGCCATCGCCTGGCTGGCATCGTCAAATGGCAGCACCTCGTTGGCGATATACATCAAGCGGCAGAACAACCTGGCGTCAACAGCCGCCTTATATAGCCGCCGCACACTCATTGTGTCACCACCTGTGATCGCCTTCCACGTCTGCAACAGCTTATCAATGTCGCCCCGGTTGGTATCGCGGCTCTCTGACATGATGGCCACGTACTTGTTGAGCAACGCAGCGGGGCCAAACACATCCTTGAAACTGTTGGTGTTGGCACCAGTGGTGCGGGCTTTGCCGAGTAAGGCTTCGATAACCCGGCCCACTGTTGACTTGCCTGATCCCGGGACACCGAAGAAAAACATCATCGACTGCATGTGGTTGGAGGCGATCATACAGTAGCCCATCCACTCTTGCAGTAGGTCAATGCACTCCTGATCCCCGTTGAATATGTCAGCGACGAACCACTCCCACAATTTGCACACCGCATGCGGGTCATAGTTGTATGGCAGTGTTGTGGTCAAGAAAATGTCCGGCGTCATGGGGACAAGTTGTCGCTCCTTGACATAGTAGATACCATTGTTGAACACGACAGCACGGGCCAAGTCCATGCTCTTACCCGTCTTTAGGATCAGTGGCTCGTGTGCAGCTTCGTCCGCGACGATGTTACAATAGGCCTTGGCCGCGTCTGTGATGTTGCCCATGAACTTGACATCGGGCTTGATCTCCACGATCTTCGTACCATCCTTAGCAGGCGTTGCAATTTGTCGGGAGCCGTACCACTCATACCACCAGCCGCGTAGCTCTGCCTTGCTGATCATGCGGTACTTGTTGACGTCCCACTGGTAGAAGTCATCGTGCAGACACTGGATGATACGCTGTCCCCGATAGACCTGGCAGTCCTGAACCCATGCCCGCACCATGTCATACGGGGCGTCACTGTCCAGCACCAGCGTGTCTTTGCGGGAGTCGCCTACCCCCGTGACGTGCTGCTCGAATATCTCTGCAGTGGGTGCCCAAGACCGCAGGTCCTTAAACGGCTCGGGTGGTAGTACCTTCACTACCGTTTTACAAACTGGCAGCAGCGTTTGAAACAGGCCTTCAAGGCTCGCCTGACCGACGCCATGGGCGTCACGGTCTCCGACGATGATAACTTCACGGCCCGACACCAGCCCGGTGAGGGACGATGCTCCCGCACCCGCTTGCGGTATACTGACCGCAACGTAACCCAGCGAGATCGCAACCAGCGCATCAGACGCACCCTCAGTAATAACAGTAGGCCTATCCGATGCAGGTAGTACCTGTACTCTCCGTCCTGTACCGCCAGTACCGGTGTGCCTGTGATGTAGGTACCCAGAACCCGGAATCTGCTTCGCTGCGCCAGTGGGCGTTCGTACGCATATGACCCCAGCAGGGTTCTCGGGGTTTTCGTTAGAAACCAGGCACCCATCATTTTCCCGCCCGCAAATTGGACATGGCACCTCTGCAGCACTGACCCGGAGAAAGCTACGGGCTTCCACTGATCCATCCTTCTGTCGTACTCCCAGACATTCATAAGACAGCCCTCTCTTTGAACCCTTCCACGCCAACTTCCTGCCATTCTCATACCGTTTAGTAAGCCCGGTCACCTTACCCGTTTCATCTCGCTCAGGGAAAATCCACGCATCCTCATCAGGGTAGAACCCCACACCGAGTTTGTCTATAGCTTCCACTGTCACCGCCGGGCCAAGCTGCTCAGCCAAGACTTCTGCCATGGCTGGTCGCATGTTGGCCCGCAATGATATGAATAAGTTGTCGAAGTCCACGGGCATATGTCACTCCACGATCAGGGGAGACTCCATTCTCCCCTAGTAATGCACTTGTTAGAGGGCGGCGTCGAACGCAGTCTTGATACCAGACCAATCGTCACCGACGGCCTCATCGCCCCCGGCAGCCTTAATCAGAGTCGTCCAGATCTGCGTGGTTTCAACATCGGTCTTGCCCGCCTTGTTTCCGGCAGTGAAGCACTGCTCCCATGCTGTCCGCATGTCAATGGGCTTGGCAGCCTTGGCTCTCCTGGGTTTGGCAGGCTTCGGCGCTGCAGGCGAGGCAGCGGGGGGCGGAACGAGGGCGGCTGCAACCTGGTCATCTGTCGGCGGGGCAGCAGCTGTCGGGGGACCAGCCGGTGCCGCAGGTTCCTGCGTGGGGGCAGGCGTGGCCGGCGGGGTGGGGTCCGTCTTCGGCGTAGCCTTGGGGACCGACTTGGGCTTGGGCCCGCCGCTCAGAGCCTGCAGGCCCGTCGCAAACTTCGCCTGTAGCCGCTGAACATCCGCCTTCCCAAGTTTCTGTACCCGCTTCCCGGGTACGGCATCATAGTGGTCAATCCACTGACACCGGATGGTAGTGTTCTCCTCGTATGTGTTTTCCTCCATACGCCACTGGATCTTCTCGCTGAGTTTCTCGTTCTCCTGAATGTCCAGGAAGGCCACACCGTCCCAGCCTAGGGCTTTCATCAACTGACGGGCACTCAGCGTGGACTTACCGCTCTTGCCGAAGAGGATCAGATACGCAATGGCCTCGATCTCTTCATAGGCCCACTCAACCCACACGCCGTTCTCTGCATCCCACATCTCAGCTGCTTCCAGCTGTAGGATTGCTTGCGGGAAACCACCGGATGATTCACCGACGCCCCGGTCCACGATCTTGCCTCTGAAACTACCAATCCTGTCGATCTGCGCCATGTGTGTTCTCCTACTTGGTTTCAGTACTGGTGTCCGTGTCCGCAGCCATTGCCACTAGCTGGTTCATCGTTTTTACATAAGCGTCTTTGGCCACCTTCATGGCTTGAGTGTGCCATGCGGAACTTCCGTGGCACCGTTTCCATTTGCGGCCGGACCCACACGGGCACGGCGCATTGCGGTTTGGCTTCTGGCCACCCACGGTGGGCTCAACTCTGGTGACTACTACGTCTTCCGGCGGTTGCTCAGTCATCACACCTCCTCGCTAAACAATGCTCGCCAAAGTGAATCATCAGCCTCGTCCGCGAACGCCACGGCCGGGTACTCTTTGAGCTTGCCACCCCTGCTCTTGGCAAAGAACGACGCATCGGGGCAGGTGTTGATCATGCGGCCGACAACCGGTGCAACCTTACGATCCGTGACAATAGCATTCTGCCATGTGATACGGAGTACGTGGTCGACCCACGCAATGTAGTCATTCCGCACAGAGTTCTTGTCCGTGTGGAACAGATCGGGCGCGTCCTTGAAGTAGTTCTCCCCGCTTGTATTTGTTTCCTGCATCGGGGCAGACTGGCACACCAGGATGACGTTGATGCCCTTACGTACCAACTGATCCAGGTCGGCCAAGACACCGTGCATCGTGTCATACAAGTGTCTATACCCCTTGCCGTACCCATACCCCTCGATGCTTTTGACCGTGGTACTGCTGTCTTTGCCCGCCTTGATGGTCGAGAACATATAGGGCAGGGCCCAGTGCTGCATCTCTGTAGCCGTGTCAATGACCACAGACTTGTGATCGGAGAACAGACCAGACCGCAGTGCCCCGCGAACATCAGCGAATGTCTCGACGCCAGGCACGTGTAACACAGGCTCCCCGGTCAACGGGTTACGGATTTGCCTACCGCCGTCGTCGCAGCCGATGAACACGGGATCGGGTGCCATCGCGGCAAGGGTCGTCTTACCCATGCCGCTGGGTCCATAGATGATGATCTTCTCGCCCTCACCCTCGCCAGTCCAAGGGGCGATGCTGAACTGCTTGTTGGACACTGGCAACGCCGCACTGAGCGGTGGTGCAGGTGGTGGGGCCTTTGGAACTCCTGGTGCTTTTGCCATTATGGTCTCCTAACCAAGTTCAATTTCTTCGATTATCGGAATCTGCGGTACTGACCCCCACCCCAGCTTGTATCCGGGCGGGGCCTTGTCCCCAGGGCGGTACTTGATGCCCGACCGGCACAGGTCACAGAACTCGCACCGATACGTGGCGGTGCATGCACTCCTGTTCTCTGACCATAGGTCGTTCTTCTCTACGTAGCGAATCTGCTGCGAGATACGGGGTAGCTTGTACCCGAAGTCACGCAACTCCTGATCCGTCCTGGCAACGACCCGCTGCTCGTAGTAGAAATCGGGCCGCTCTGTGATGTCTACCAAGAGCCGGGCACCGTACATCGCCGGTGTCTCGCGGATGGCAATGGCTGTCTTGCCTGGTACTAGGATCGCCCGGTCACCGTTGATAGTATACCCGGGCTGACCCTCGTGCGCGTCAGCACTCACCTCAAACTCCTCATTGCAATACGTACCCTCCTCAATCAGCGTCTTCGTGTCCTTCTGGCTCAATGCCTTTGGCCTGATCGTGGGCTTGTGCCACACATCACAGAACGCACCAGCTATCGGTGTGTCGCTGGCCTTGACACCATACGGCTCAAGCAGCCCCTTCGCCTGTGCCAGGCGGGCCCCGTAGATATACCCGGTGACCTGATCCCCATCCGTCAGCGCATCCCAGTAGTCAGCATTGAGCGACCGTGCCGTGGACTTACGCTCCCAAACGTACACCAGTCCCGTAGCGATCTCACGAACCAGCCGGTCGACCTTGCACACGAACACGACCTTTGGCATGCGCCGCTTGCTGCCCTGTTTCATCACTGGGATCTCAAACTTGATCTCGCTACCGATCACCTCGAACCTATTCTCCGTGCTGGCATAGTACCACTGGTGCCCGATCAGGGAGTAGAGTAGGTTGGTACGCTCGATTGCCCAGTCCTCAGATGTCACGTTGTCGGGCGTCTTGGCGTACTGGTCGTTCAGATACCGCGTTGCTATTGCCATGCGGTCCTCGCCCACACGGCCAGTGCCGTCGCAGATGAAGCAGACGGGGTCAACTTCTTCTCGTCGCTGGCATCGGGGACACAGCGACCCGGGCTTTAGTTCGAGGTGCTCATGGCAGGCGTGCCATCGGCCCCCGACCCGTAAGCTCTCCTTGTCTTTGTCCGCTTCCAGGCCATACACGTACCCTAGTTGGTACCGGCGCTGGCAGCCGAGGAAGCTGTTGTTGGAGCTTGCTGAAAGTCTGAGTTCACGTAGTGCCATTACTTTACCTCCGGTACTGGTGGTGCCGTCTCAGCGAGACGACGGCCCATAAGTTCTATTTGACTTTCACGTATATCAATGCTGATCGCGTCACGCCCGTGCTTCTTGGCAACCGCCGCCGTTGTACCGCTTCCACCAAAGGGATCAAGTACCGTGCCCCCGGGTGGGCAGAAGGACCGGATCATAAACTCAGCAAGATACTCGGGGAACGGGGCCTCGTTCTCGTGAGCTAGCTTGGAGCCCATCAAACCACCACCAGCCTTACATCGGATCACAACACCAGGATTGGCTTTAGCGTAGGCTTTCTGTTCACAATGATCTCGACTGCCATCTTGTTTCCTATTCGAGAACGGTCCGCCTGCTCGCCTGGTTTTCTCGTGTTTAACGTCACCATTGACATACCCGTGCGGAGTATGTCCACTAAAGCAGCCATATTTTGGTGTGTGGCCCATCGCCGTGTTGTCTGACCAGGGCAATCGTCCACCGTTCGTAGCACACACGATGAACTCCAGGTCATGTCGCAGCCAGTCGGGACCACCGCTACCGGGGATGCCCACGCGATAGTAGTAGGGGCCTTCTCGTACAGTGATGCCCGCCCGGTGGAGATCCGCGATCAGCAGGGCTGGGGTGCAGGACCATGCGAACTTGCGAGTGCGACCAGCTACGACAAAGGCCACGAGGCCCTTACTCACCCGAAGCGATTGCTTGTAGACCCCGACCATCCAGTCCACCCAGTCCTGGCCCTTGAGTTTGAAGTCGATACCATAAGTACGAGCATCCTCGTAGGGTGGGCTGCCGAACACTAGGTCCACTGATTGCTCGGGTAGTGTGGGCAGCACCTCAAGGCAGTCACCCTGTATGGTCTCTATCATAGCAATCCCATCTCCAGGTCCTCAACGTTACGGGCCAGTATATACAACCCCCCGTTAGCCTCAATATTTGCCTGGAACTTTATTTGTTTGGCAGACTGCCGTCCGGTCGCGCTCTTGCACTCGACGGCTAGGAATCGCCCACCGGATAGCAGGCCAATTATGTCCGCTGACCCCGGATACCCGAAGCTCACGGGCTGTCCGCCCGACCAAAGTGTCCCACTGTTGTTCCGCCATGAGTATATCCCCTTCTTATGCAGCAGTTTAAGACAGTCATGTAGGACCGTGGACTCTCTGTCTTCCTTCGCGGCTCGCTTACGTTTGCGTGTTCGTGGGGTGGGCGCTGACACCGTTGGCACAGGAGGTACCGACACGCCGGTACGTCGTGCCCGTGCGGTGGCTGCGATGAGAGACCCAAGCGGCTTCGCAGCCTTCGCAAGTTTTGATCTGTCGACGGCATGTTGCTTGTTACCCCTAACCATTACCTTCTATCTCCGCGATATGCACTGTCAACCCGCACGCATCACAATACAGATAGTGACTCCAGTTTTTACGCTCGTAGTCGCGGCCCGGGGTACATGCAGACGACAGTACTTCATCCAGCAGGTGAATACCGCGCGGGCACATAAGTCGCTTCCATATCCGGCGGACCCAAGACAGTGACGGCGGGTATGTTATACCGTGGTACTTCTGCTTTACTTCTCGAATCGGTCGCATAGTCGGCCCTCCGTCGCAACAGGCAACCCTGTCGCCCAGTCCGGTACCACCAGCTGCAGCCTGTGCATCTCCGCCAGCCGTTCCTCTGCCTGGCCATCGTTTTTGATCAGCGTGATCGCGGCGTCATGGATACTAAACAGTACAGGGAACCCGGCATCCTCTAGCCGCAGCAGGCCCTCACCGAACACGTCGCGGGCTGATGCCTGGACTACGTTCTCCGCCAGCTTGCCCCCGTAGAGGTAGTACTTGGTCTTGCCACTCGTGTAGGACAGGTCACCGTTAGCTGCTACACGTGCCATCGGGTAGAAAATGCACCGACCGGACGGCAGCATGATGACAGTGGTATCATCCTGATTGAGGAACACAAGATCATGCCCGTTGTGGCTGACCGTAGTGGTCTGGTCCTTGTACTTGGTGACGAACCGGAACGCCCGTTCGAGTTCACCCCAGAACGCTACGACCATCTTGTACCTGTTGCGATACAACTTGATCAGTTTTATGCAGAACGACACGTCATAGGTGCCCGCGTCGAACAGGGGGCGTAGGCTTTTGACCTGTCGGCACCGGATGTAGAACGTATTACCCCACATTGAAAATCCTGCACCCAGGACGACCTCCTTACCAAAGTCACGCCTGATGGTCAACTGCTTGGCGAGCTCAGGGTTACTTTCCCACTCCTCCTTGGTGGGCTTCCGTGTCTCTTCATGGAAGATGTTGTTCTGTGCAAACTCAGAATAGATATCAATACCCGCAGCGAACGCATCAACCAGATCAGTCTGCCCTGATAGCCATGCAATATCGCGGGCCTCTATCTGCCTGAGGTCACCAGTCCCCATCAGGTGCCCCGGGGGTGCGAGCAGCATCTTGCCGACGTCTTTGATCAGGTCATGGACGTCACGGGCTCCGAAATTTTGGGCGTTGATCCCACCCGCCCCGCTCCACCGCCCAGTGTGCCCCCCGTAGTAATTCAGTGGGATGCCGAGCAGTCCGCCCCGGCACTGCGCCTGGGCCATGATGCGTTGCACCCGCTTGATGTGACTGGGCCAGGACTTAACAGCCAGCCGGGCCTCAGCCAGGGCCCGCACTGCTGGCGATGGGTGCTCCAGTAGCCACTTGAACCCGTCATCGTCCTTCTTGAACGCCGGGATCATCTCCTTCTTGCCCTGCTTCATCGGCACGGCCTCGCCCTCGGGCAGGACCTGCTTAAACAGGTTGATGAGTAATGCGTTCTTGGATATGTCCTCGGCTTCAATCTGCCTGATCACCGGCGGTCGTGTCACCCGTTTACCGATGAACGGGGGCTGGCAGGACAGGATGCCGTGCTCGTGTGTTGCCTCAATCACGTTGCCGATCTCTGTGCTCATATCTGTGATCAGCCGTTCGCCAAGCTCAGCGTCGACAACGATGTTCGGCACCAGGAACATACGCAGCGTCTGGGCTGCCAGCCGTAGCTCGATCTCGGGCCGGGTGATCATCGGCAAAAGTTTCTTGAGTAAGAACGCTGTGATGTCAATGTCGTTGCGGCAGTACTCTGACAGATCGGCCCATTGCTGGTCTGTCATGTCCGCTGCGTGCAGGCCCTTGAATTGGTTGGTGTCACCCTTCGGCGTAGGTGCTCCGTACTTCTTAGCTAGGTGGTCCAGATCGTGGCGGTCCCTGGCATCCAGATGCCGGGACAGATCCCGGATGTCAACGGTGTACTTTGGCGTGATGCCATACTTCTCGCGTAGGATCAGGAGATCGAAGTACAGGTTGTGACCGACTACTGTGCAGCGTTCGAGGTTCTCACCAAAGGCATCCTGCAAGTATAGTAGGTAGCTCTTAACGCTGCCGGGCCGCTCGAACCCTACCCGCGCCGGCTCATGTGTGGCGTGGCCAAGCCCAGTGATCTCAAATCGCGCGTCGCCAACGAACTGGACATTATCCATCTCCTTCTGTCGGAGGGAATAATCCTGAGCAAAGTAGGTCTCCCAGTCCAACACGAGCACGTCGGTCGGGAACCCGGCTCTGGCTAAGATGTCTTGGTATGGCTCAAGCATCGTACATCGGCCCGCTCATAAAATCGAATAACGCATCTTTTGCTTGGTAGAGTTCATCCATGTTCGCAGGGTTCATATCAACGGCACATTCAATCTTCGCGTCCATTACCTGCTCTATGCTCTTTATGAACTCGCGTATTTTTGGTGCATCTCTATCTGCCATTGCCAGTTGCCTCCACATATTCCGTTGCTGTTATTTCCTTAGCCCAAAGTATGAGGATGCCACCGTCCCTCACACTATCAGTCGCATTCTTCCACCATGTGACAAGGGTACCGCACGTACGTATACAGGTCGTCTTGGTGTACTCATCTCGGCTGATCATCCCAAAGGACCTGTAAGTGACTATGTAGTAGTGCATGCAGGCACCTCGATCCAGAAACCATGCCGCAGGTCACCCTCAACGCTACACTGCGTCAAGACCTGTGACAGCTTCAACTTGTTGCCGCGAGCATCAGTCATGGCAAGCATGCTCTCGATGTCCTTCATGTACTGTCTGATGTGGTGTTCGTTCTCGTTGCCAGTCAAGACCAGCTTCCAGTACAACTGTATGATCCACGACAGCCGGGTGTAGAGACAGGCGAGCGCCGCTCCCTTGTCCCCCACTAGGTTAGGACCTATAGTCTGGTACGGCAGCCTGCTCGGGTCACACGTACCGCCCGGCTTGACCACGCTTTTGAACTTGACTAGCATCTCCCGCCACCCCGGGGTGTCGGTGACCCGCAGCAGGTTATCCAGCATGGTGCGGATATCAGTACCCAGCCTGTCGTTGCGTATCTTCTCCTGGGCCCCGGCAAATAGAGGTGCCTTGGGCACTGGTGGTACGGTGGGTGGGGGTGGGATTTTCACGTCATACCTCCTGGTAGTATTCAACATCAGCCATACTAGCACCGTTTTTTAACAGCCAGTCCGTGAATGACTTCCACTTGGGGCCCACGCGTAGCCACTCAAGGTATTTACTGTGCATTTCATCCAGTGACATTGCGTCCGGTACTTTCACGTGGTCCACACTGGCATCAGCCCAGTCACCGCCACCCAGTATTGCTATTGTTCTGCTCATCTCTCCCTCCTGTATTACAACTGCACCACAGTAGGGTGGATTACGGTTACTTTCCCGCAGGCCGGGCACACATGACGGAACCTCCGGGTTATCACCATATGGTGCGGGGGTTCGTGCCCGGGGTGGCGACAGTACGATTCAGTGGCGTCGGGCTGTGCCCATTCAGTTGGCTCCCTACCATACTCGGACGCATTCATCTTTTATCCCTTAACAAAACGACTCTTGTGGTATTTTTCGCCAACGCCGCAAGGCATGATGTGGTGGTGTGGCATCCCGTCGATCACCACTGCGGCAGACAGGATTGGGCGTGACCTCATGTGTTTTCCGTACGCAAATTGAAAGGCATCTACATCGATTCCGCAGCCGACATCCATACCGAACGTACGTTGTCTCGGGTTCGCCCGCCACTTGACGCCGCTCTGACTATGGCAGTGGCCCATACAAACTGACATCAGAAGATCCTTCATCGCATTGAATGCCGGGTACATACCCGAGCGGCCGGTGCCGTGGAAGTAGTACACGTCATCAATGATGACATCATCCACCCACTTCCACGTCTTTGTCTTCCACACCTCGTTGTAGTCGCGGATGTATTTGGCCGGGATATTCACAGACTCTGCGAGTCTGATTACGCGGGCGTCATGGTTACCCACCGTGACAGTGGCGTTTGGGAATGCCTTGTACCACTGCTTGATCTGTTGCTTGGCCAGGAGATACTCATCGTCCGGGCCCGGGCACATAGGGTTGGCCGCGTGAAAGCTGACCGCCTGATGATCCACAACATCACCGATCAGTACTGTAGCATCTGTCTTGTACTTTCGCCGCAGGTCCTTACAGAAGGCCATGTATCCTGGATGCACAGGTGGTAGGTGCAGGTCTCCGATCGCGAGTACTTTAGCCATCAGTGCGTCTCCGAGTATTGAATGCCTTGTGTACCACGATCCGGGCAGCCACCCACTCCTCCGTTTCTAGGGCCCGCCTGTAGTCATCATTCCACCACCTCGGAACGAGTATCGCATTGCCCCCCGCGTCACGCCACCGATCCACGTTCTTGGACGAGTCATCAATCAGCACCGAGCCCGGTGTCCTGGCCAGCGTTTCCTTGGGTGCCGTCATTATGATAAGTTGCTTTTCCAACCCCGGTATGTTTTTCCGCACCCAGGCAACCTTACCGCTGGCCGACATGCAGTTTGGCATCGGCGTTGTCAATAGCCGGACGTTCTCCATGCCGAAGGCGGCTACCACGTGAGCGAGGATTGCTTTGCCATCGTGCATCCACGGGAGGTCATACCACAGGTCGAAGTCACATAGGGCGTCAATATCCTCAAATGACTTGCCGATCTCGTTGTGCCAGTGCCACCCGCGACGGCCCAGTTTATATGGCCACGTCTTGTAGTCATGTTCTATGCCGAGCCGTGCGTGTACGCCCGCGTTCCAGGAGGCTAGAACACCGTCAATATCGAGCCATGCAATCATATACTCCTCCATATAGAAGCGTGTCGCTCCCTATTTATAATCTGTGATACTTTCTGCTGATGTACCCCGTACTGCTCCCCAACTTCTTTCTGGGTGAACAGCCCGGTCTTATAGGTGTAAATCATCTGTCGAATTTGCTGCTCAGTTAATTTGCAGTTAGTATGACCCGGCCCTTGCGGCCACGTCCCGTGCTTCTGTGAGTCTGCTCTGTTTGCCTTTCTTGTATCCCACCTCAGGTTCTCAAGTCGGTTGTCGTCGCGGTCCCCATTGTTGTGGCAACACTCCATACCGTCTGGGCATGGGCCAACATAGGTTTCCAGGACCAGGCGGTGGATCATACGGGGGCGTGACCTACCATCCCTGCGGAGCACAACAAATAGATACCCGGCACCGCATCTACCGGCTTTCAATACCTTACTGGATCTGTCAGAGTATACAGACCCGTCCTCGCCTATGTGGTACCCCATAAAATCTGGTATAGGTGTCCGAGTCATGTCGCGCTCCCATCACATAAACAGTAGTGCTTGAACTGTAGCCAGCAACAGACTCGCGGCACCTGTCCGTACCTTGCCCTCCCATAGGTCAATCACCCCAAGTAGGACGAAGGACGCCACCATGGTGCAAAGGGCTAGGCGTCTCATGGGCGTGCGTCCTCACCCACCTGCGTGAAGTCATCGGCCTTGGCTGCACCCGCAAGCCGCTCAATGATCTCCTTGGCCTTAGCGTTGAGCCGCCCTGTGTCCAGCCCGCTCGGTAGCCGGGGCGGTCTATCATCGACCCAGTTCTCCATCAGCTGACCGTCGCGTAGCACCACCAGGCAGGCTATAGCCTTGATGATGTGGGGCAGCCCGCTGGCGGGGTCAGTGCTTTCGCCCTCCCAGAAGGCGTCGATATGTCGCCGGGCCGCGTCATAGTAGACCGATGCACGTACCCCAGCCACCCGATAGTTGTGTCCACCATACTTAGTGGCACCCTCCAGCATGGCCAGGCCAAGCTCGAAGACCACAGGGGCGGACACATAGTGAACCGGCGATTTCAGCACGCCGATGGAATCCTTGGGGTTGGTTTCCTTGCGGTCTAGCGTCTCAGTAAGCCCCGCTGCATATGTTGCCGCGTCTATCGAACTATCCATCTCCACACTCCTCATTCAGAAAATAATGTCGTTGTCTCCAAGCGACGGCTCGGGCATACCAGGTTTGTCAAGTGATACCATGTGCGCCAGGTTAGGCAGCCCCTGCCTATTACGCGGATCACGCTGCAGTGACGGCAGCAGTCTGCGCGTGCGGTCCAGGGATATACGTATTTCACCCACCGTGAGGCCTAGCTGCTCTGCAATCTCACCCATAGTCCACGCTGGGTAGTTGATGTAGATCTCGCAGTCCTGGAGGGTCAACTCCACTGGCGGGTTCGTCCATAGGCGCGGTCTGATCCCACACCACCCCTTCCACTCCGGCTTACAGCACCCGCTGCTCTCACGCCCCACTGCGACCGCGTCACACTCCTCCTGAGTGATGCGGCCGCTGGCCACACACTTGTCGAGGAACTCCTGTGATAATTTGTCCTCTTCCGCTGACATTGGTCCTCCTACATACAGTCACGTTTGTAGCGTTCCCTAAAGTGTGGGGATCGCAGGGATTTCTACTTCCGATTGCCCGGATATCTCACGTTTGATCTTGTCGGACCACTCACTGGGGTGCCGGGTAATCTGCCTTTTTACATGGCTCAGTATCTGCTCTTGTATACGCTTGCTAATTTCGTATGCCCTGGACAGCCCGTGCGTAGCAATTAGAGCTGTACTTGTTGTGGTTGCTATTCTGTGAATTGGTATATCTGTAGCGGCTAGTTTCTTGCCCATAGGTGCCTCCAAGTTTGGTGTAGGGCAATGTTAGAGATAGTCGATTTGCTGGTGTGGTAAACTTCCGCCAGGTCTTTACGGGGTATCCCGGCGCGTCGAAGGTACTCAATCCAACGCACTTCCGTTTCGGTGAGGGTGGTGTTACCGTGTTGTTCGCCTGTAGGTCGCACTAAATTTGGACTAAGGAGACTACAGGTCCCGTGTTTCACGGCATCCCGGGCGTTCCCTTTTCGCATGTCCCACCTAAGATTTTCGGCTCGGTTGTCTGTCTTGATCCCGTTGTTATGACAGGCCTCCATACCGGGTGGGCAGGGGCCAACGAAAGTCTCTAAGACTAGGCGGTGGACGTTTTTATTGGTGTGTTTTCCATCTGTGCATAGCGTAACCCTAGGGTAGCCACACCTATCATTACCCGCTCTTAGCCACCTGCCATGGATACTGCACCCTGTGCCCCGACGCGGCTTAGACCACACGCGCCCGTCATTGGTGATCTCATAATCAGGAAAGCCCCCGATAGGTACAGCTACCTGCATATGCCGCTTTCCCCAGATCATTTCCCTGCCTCCACCCTAAACAACCATTTCAAGTATGCTACCGTAGCAGCCCCACGTCACTAGCCAGCCTGAGCCTGGCTCATGCACCCTGGTACAGATCTGGTATGCTCGCTCTAGTCCATGCGTGGCGATCAGCACAGTACTCAGCGTCGTCGCTACCCGGTGGATCGGTAGGTCTGCGTCAGCTACTCGCTTGGTCATACCAGTTCTCTTTTCTCGCACGTATAGCCTGGGCAATATCCTGCAAAGCGTGTGCAATATTGGTACACCCATAGTCTAGTATCAAGGCTGCAATGATTACGCTTAACCAGGTCATACCTCTCCTTTGGTCTCTTCAAGTAGGGTATCGACATCTCGCTTCAGGGCCGACGCTGTGTTGTAGTCATACATACCCATCGTTGCGGAAGCGTAGCACCCACATCTCTCCAATATCGCCACCAGCCGATAGTAGAGGTTGCAGGCTATTAATATCTCTGCAATCCTACTTAATTCGCAGTCCCCAAGGTCATGCTCAGCATACACCTGAAAGACCTCACAGCCATCGGTATCGTATACAATGAGACTATTTGCAGCGTCCTGGTCTGCTTTGTACGGTGTGTTCATCTCTGCGCCTCCAAAAGCAAATCCATACCCAAGTTCAGTATCTGGTCCCGCGTGAACTGTATCCTCACCGGGGAGGGGTTAGCGTGCGTTGCCTTAAGCCGTTTACTCCCGCATGTTGGGCATGTCATGTGAGCAGCTAACGATGTTATGCTGCTCCGCACCCGCGACTCCCCACAGTCCAAACATTTCCATGTAGTCGTTCCATTAAACATAGCAGCTTACTCCACTATACCACAATTTGGTCTCGGTGTCAAGGACTTTCTTGAAAATAGCGTAGTTATGGGTAGGCGGCTGGAGGCGTCCGCCCACCAATGAGTACGCTACGAGCGTTTACGTTTCCGATCCAGCTTGCGCAGGTAGTGATAGAACGCTATGGGCTCGTTGTTCCAACTCCGCCCGGGTGCCTCACAGTTGAAGTCCGGGTCCACCGCGCGGCCGGGACAATGTTCGCAGCATCCATGCTCACCAGGATCAGCGATACCACCCTTTCGTTCATTTACCTCACAGAAGAAGCAGGTACAAGATAGCCTCATCCTAGGGTGGTGTCGCTGCATCCACGCTCGTTTCAGTGTGCCACTGTTGACCAAAGTAGACCCGGCCCGCACTGTTGCAACAAAGTCCCACGCTGCCAAACACTCTTTCCACACGTTATCGGTTGTCCATTTCATGTCGTGCTCTCCCAATTAAGCCTGTGTGAGGCGGCACTGGCGCGTCGTGCTAGTCTTTAACCCGCCCGTCTCCGTCCAGCTGGAACCCTAGGCCCGGGTCGACAGAGCCACGCTTGACCATCCTGCCAGATTCGTAGATAGTGGCAATATAGCCCCGGTCCACTCGGTTGCCGTCCTCGTCCACCGCGACAAGATCGACGCAACCATCGCCCTGCCCCAACTTCAACCTTACCACTGGCCCTTCCGGTTCAGTCTTTTGATACACTTTGATCCTTGGCATGTTTTCTCCTTTTCTAAGTTAGTGTTGACTACATTATACACTATATCGGCGATGAGTGCAAGGGAAATCTTGGTTATTTATCTAGTTTCCCTCTTATCAATGTGCTGGCAGTTATTCGCGTAGTACGACTGCCCCCATTCACGATAGCACGTCTCGCAGACATTCAACGCCCGGCACGCGGCTCCGTAATAGGGACTACCGCCATCGTCCAGCAGGCGGAACCAACCGTAACTCCAGGGCGTGTATTGTGTCTTGCCAACCATAGCAACTATGGCCTCTTTGTACAGGGCCAGCCAGGCCACGTCCCGCTGCTCGTTCCATCCTCCGTTTGCGAACTTGCATCCGTCGTCCAACACTTTCGGGAAATCCATGTCGAGTTGCGCTAGTTTCTTGTGCGTCTCTGCGTGGTCGGAGTACCTTTGCGGATCTTCAAATAGGGCTCCACACTGCTCGCATTTATCTACGGTCTGTTTCATGGCCTTATGCTCCTTTCAGATACTCATGTGTGAGCCCCATCGGCCCAGGCCCGGGGGCGGGATCAGCCGCCGCCCGGCGCGGGTCGTTAGAATGTGAACCCCAATGATTCAACGTCGGCCTGGAATGCCTCCAGCAAAGCAGGCAACCGGGCTTCGAGTCGCTCTTTCAATCCAGGGGCGGTAAGGTCCTCGTCGGTGGCATCGGGCCAGTACTTTCTATTTCCCAACAGCGTTATTGCGAGTGTGCTACCAGTATCCCGTAGCCACTTCAGTGCCTGTTGGTCATATTCACTGTTGTGCTTCTCCGGCTTGATTGTCTTGTGTCCAGTATACATAATATTGCCGTCAACCCGTGTCGTCGCGTTAGTTTTCATCGTCTCTACCCCCTAGGCTATTCCGAATACTTCCCTACATAGGTGTATTTGTAATACTGTTCAGGATGAATCTCTCCATCCTTGCAGAGCCCATCCGTCCAGTTGTTGAATTGCTCATCGATCATAGCCTGATCATCCCGGTGGTCGTGGAGCCAATCCGCATGCTCAGCGTCGAATCGGTCTGACAACTCCTTTTCACAAGTGATGATTGACGGGTGTATGCATCGCTCTGATATGGCGTACAGTTCTACCATTTCCACTAATTCTACGTTGTTCCACATTTCTCTATCCCCCTCACTTAGGTTAAATCAACTCGCAGGCCGCACTTGTGGCAATCATCCCACTCGCCCCGTTTCAGGCCATGCACCTCGTTACTGTGATCGCAGTCCGTGCGTACAATCTTGCGGAGTCGGGCTTTTCCTCTTGTGGGCTCAAATTGTCTTATCCCCCTCCTTGTAGGGCACAATCGCCAGTGTTGCGCCGTGGGGACGGCGCTGGGCTGGGGATAGTGTCAGTCAAGATTACCGTTTGCGTCGACTGGCCTTGAGTGATTCCGCAATCTGTTCATCGGCCGACTGATTACAGTATACACTATGATCGGGTGGAAACTTGACTATATGCGTTCTATCAGCCGTAGATTCTCCACTTGGTTGTCCGTGCGGATACCGTTGATATGCTTCACAACGTTGTATGGGTTAAAACGGCCCACATGGGCCTCGTAGACCAGCCGATGAACCAGACAGGTCTTTGGCTTACCAAACCGGCTTAGCGTCACCCCCCGATAGCCGCCCGGGGTGATAAAACCATGCAGCGGGCGATTGCGGGCAAAGCTCCACACCATACCGGTATCCGTCACTCCGTAGTTCGGGTAGCCGTGGATACTGACGGGTGATATCAGGCGGTCCTTGTAGAGTATGAACTGTTCCATGCGCTGTTTCTCCTTTCTTTTTAGTTTAGCATATTCGGGGAGGAAAGTCAAGGTAAATCGTTAGGAGGTTCGGAAATCGTTAGGAGGTTCGGGGCTTTTGGGGGGTGTTCGACCTCCTAACGATCGGGCAATTACCCTAACCTTGTTTTTCAAAAGCAGGTTTTTGGGGGTGTAAAGGCTGAACTACCCTACCCTAACCTTGTTCTGAAAACTATTTTCACTTTGGAGAATTGATACCTCCTAATCCTAACGTTAGGAGATATACTGTTTGAACTGCGGTGTTATACTCTATCTATTTCTTCCTTTAGTCGGGGTAAAGGGGGTAAAAGAGAGTTTATGGTATCTTCCGGGCTGATTCTTTACCTTGACCTTGTGGTTATCGGTCGGGGTAATGGGGTGGTAAATGGGGTGTGGGTTGGGGTAGGGTGTTAGTTCAAATGACTTTTTGAGTTATGGCGGGTTCGTGTTACTTTTGGACCCATTCGTATGCGCCACCCCCACTAAAAAAGGCCCCTTCCTGGGGCCTAGCACGCCGCTCAGTGGACGATCTACCCCAGGTGGTATGCGGGGTGCCTGTATATCTCGCAGCCACCCTTTGTG